TTAAAGAAAAGTTCTTCTGTTGACGATTCTAAAATGGACAAATCTATGTCTGAGTTTTACGGAACTTGGGATGACATTCTTGAGAAAGAGTTTGATTACAGTGACATGGACGAAGACTACGGAGAAGAGAGTATACCTAATAGACCTGTAGGTTCTGAATACTTTACAGACTCAGACTTAGTTGACTTTTCAGATACTATAAAAGAGTTAAAAGAAAACGAGAAGTTCTCTACTAAGTTAGCAGCATTATCAGAAAAATATGGTATATCTGAACGTGAAATACTTATGGTTGGTGCTAAAGAAAGTAGTCTTATGACCAACCCTGCAGCAAAGAACATGTTTCAAATATTAGCTACACCTGCTAAAGAAGCAGGAATTGATCTCAAGAAATTAAACAATTCTAATAATCCAGTGGATCAGTTAAACGCTCTAGAAAAATATTTAGATCGATGGAATTACGCAGAGTATAACGGATCAGTTCCTTTAGGTCTGTTGATTGCTGCACCTTCAGCAAGAGATAAAGACAAAGATTTTGTAGTATATAAAGAGGGAAGTAAAGCACTAGAAGGAAACCCTAAGTGGGCAGGTGAAGATGGAAATGCTACAGTAGAAAGTATTACTAAATTTTATAGAGGTGACGCATAATGTCTGAAGTATTCAACAGACCTATTCCAGGGCAATCCCTAACAGATGAACCCAAGAACTATCCTTGGGAAAGACCCCCAGAAATAACAGAACCTAACGAGGTAGTGAGATATCACCTTGATAGGATCTCTGATCCAGAGGTAATAGATAATATCTTCTACGCTCTTGATATGGGTATACCAGTAAAGGTTCTCACTGATTCAATGATGACAGGTGCAGTAGGAAAAGGTGTTCACGATATTGACAAAAGTTTGTTAGTTGAACGTATAGTCCGTAAGGCAGTAATGAAAATGGCTGACGCTGCAGGTGTAGAATACAAAGAAACTTTTGCTAAAGAAGAATTATCAGCAACAGAAAAAGCTGCTATGCTAGTAAGGGCTGTTGACAAAACTCCTGAAGAAGAACGTGATAAAGGTTTTGAACTTTTAAAAGAGATAAGTGAAACAGCAACATCAGAAGCAGAACCTGACGAAGAGTCTGACATGATAGATGATGATGTTGTTGTTGAAGATAAACCTAAAGGTTTGATGGCGAGGTAGTAAGATGGGTTTTTTTGGTAGGGTTACTGCAGGTGCTTTCCTTGGCGGTCTAGCTGAGGACATGAAAGAAAACAGACAATACACAAAAGAGAAAAAAGATAATATAAAAGAGTATCTTACTCAACGTGGCATTGAACGTAGACAAGAAGTAAATAAGTTTCGTGACTTGCTTGACAGGTCTGTAGATTATTTACAATCTAAAGATTTAGATAACAGATCTATTAATGCTTTGCTTACCGACAATCCAAGAGAAGTTCTTAGGCTTGCTAAAGCTGCACAAGCAGCAGAAGAAGAGGGTAGGCTTTCAAGCAATATTCTTAAACAAGCTGTTGAGGTTGCTTCAGACTTTCAAGGGGGTGATCTAACTCCGTCAGAGTTAATTAAGAAAGCTACTCCTTACTTTGAAAAAGGAGATATGGGTGAAAGACCAGAGCAGGTTGAGCAGAACTTACTACAAAAAATGTTTGGTGAGAAATCATCACAAGATATTATGTATGATGCCTACGGTGAAAGTATCTTTGGTGACGTAACTGGTGCTGATGTTTTTGCTAGTATGTCTGCTTCACCTATAAGAGGAAGAAAGAAAGACTCAACAACTAAAGTAGATCTTGGAGTCCTGTCGGATGATGCAGGGTTTGATCGTGACTTGTTAGAGGATGCAAGGGATGAGCTTTATAGATCCTATGATAAGTGGTTAATAAATGAAAAAGAGCGACTAAAAAATCAGAAAGAAGATGCTGCAAATGCAGATATAGAAGCAGATATTGATATTCAGATAAACAATCTATTAACAGTAGAGAGAGAATTTGGAAGTGATCCTTATCAGTATTATTATCAACTAATGTTAATACACAAAGACCTTGCTCAAAACTGGTTTAATACTAGACCAACTTACAGGGCGGCTCTATTAGATACAGCTTACTTTCCAGATGGAACGGCTGAACTTTTTGGGGATACAGAAGAAGAATGAGTACTTATCAAGAACGTAAAAAAAGAATAGATGAGTACTTCCAGGGAGGTGGAGGCACAGGAAGACCAACTGAAATAAAAAAGCAGGAGGGTCTTTCTCTTATTGAAACGTTATCTATTGATGATAACTACGGCATCATTAAAGATTATATGTCTGATCGATTCGGTATGGAAGAAACTGAGTACGATAAAAGAAAGATCATTGACTCTTACATAAATCAAATGAGAAAGTTTAACGCAGGTCAATCTGTTGTTGCTGTTACTGAGTTGACACATCTTAACTCAGGAGAGGGTGATGAACTTGATGCTAGACGTGCAAAGGCTTCTCAAGCTTACGAGTTGTTTGACAGTCTTGGTGGTGCTTTCAGTAAGGACAGAACAGTAGGAGAGAAGCTAGATGCTGTAGGTGACTACGCAAGAGCACTTGTAGTTGACCCACTAAATTTAGTGTCTCTTGGTGCAGGTAAGTTGGCTGCTGCAGGAACTGCTAGAGTAGCAGTACAAGGTTCAAAAAAATTAGCTTTAATAGGAGCAAAAGACTTAGCTTTTAGAGCAGGTAGATTAGCAGCTAGTAACGCTGCTAAACAAGGATTAAAGAAACCTGTTGTTCAAAGGATTCAAAGGGAAGCAACACAGAAAGCTTTTCAAGAAGCTCTAAAGAAATCAAAAAGAAAAGTAATACTAGATAAAGCAGACAGAAAAGCTGTGCTTGGTAGCCTTAAGTTTGATATTGGTGCTGCAGGTATTGTTGATTATACTCAGCAAAAATCTGAAGTAGCTTCAGGATTTAAAGATGAACTAGATTTTTTTCAGACAGGGTTATCGGCTGTAACAACTGGTCTTGTTGGTGGTGGTCTTGCACAAGCAGGTTTTATATACAGTAAAAAATTAAATAAGAATATACCTCTTGCTTCTATTGAGTTAGACAGGTCTTCTCAAATTCAAAAAAGTTTAGATGATAGCTTAAACAAGTTAAGTAAGAAAGACAGAAAAAAAATACTTGCTAGTGCAGACGTAACTAAAGCTTTACTTCAACTTAAAGAAAACACTAGTAAGTGGGCGCAGAAAGTTGCAGACGGTAAAGAGTTAGCTAAAGTTTCTGAAGATCCTAAAGCTTCTATTGATTATGATACTGAGTTTGCTGTTATGTTCTTTAATGGTAAGAAGGACGTTCAACTAGAAAGAGCAGACGATGCAGGGTTTCAAGGTCTTGTTCAGATACTAGCAAAAGCAGGTTACAAAAAACCACCTGATATGAGATTTACACATTTCTTAGGAGAGGCTTTTGAGGATCTATCAAAAGAAAACAAGGACATTGTTCTTGATGCTTACGATGCTTTAAAGAAATCATCAGACCAACTAAAAGATTTTAACTTTGAAGAGTTTATAAAGTTAGATGCTGCTGCAACTTCTAAAGCAGGTCAGATACTTCAGATTAAATCTCAGGGTCAACAGCTAATGAACAAGCTTGGTCTAGATGAACCAACACCGGAGCAAGTGGCACAGGCTGTAATAGATCCTGTCAATAAAACTACTTACGAAAAAATAAAAACAGGAGCAGTAGATTTTCAAAGTTATCTTATAAGATCTATTATTACACACCCTGGAACAACAGCATTAAACATATATGGTTGGAAAGCTGCTACTATAAATCAAAGTATTTCAGATATGTTAAGAGCAGGTTTGTATAGTGGCAATGCTCTAATTAAAACTGTTGGAGGTGATATAGAGAACGCTGCTAAGTATAAAAAATTAGCTGTGTCTATGATGGATCTTCAAAGGCAGAAGGTCAGAAACATGGTTGACCCCTTTGGAACAAAGGATCAAATCTTAGATTACATGGCTGTAAGACCAGAAGCACAAAAAGAAATATTCAGGTATCTTAATGGTGGTGTTGAAGTCAAAGGTATTCTTGACGAATTTGAAATGAACCCTGCCAACATTAAAGATAAAAAATTTCCTCAAAAAGCTAATGAATTATTTGAAACTTTATACGCTGTTAAAGCTCAAGACTTTATCACAAAGACTCAAGAGTTTGCGTATGCCATAGATAAACAAATAAGAATAAAATACGGAAAAACTTTTAATGAGTTCTTGCAGGATGATGAGCTAGTAAAGTATCTATCAAAGCCTGGAACAGACATGTTCAAAGAGTTTGCAGAGATAGAAGCTAGAGCAGTTCAAGATGCTTTGCGTAATACCTTCTCAAAGAAGTACGGTGGTAATGATGGCTTTCTACAACAAACTGCAAACTTTATAGAGAATATTAGAAACTACCCTGGGGTTGGGGTGCTTGCACCCTTTGGGCAGTTTTGGAATAACAGTATGGCTTTTATGTTTGATCATTCTGGTATTAGTCTTATGAATAAGTACACGTTAAGAGCAGGTGGAAAAGAGGCACAAAGTAGAGACACTATGGATTTGTTTACTAAAGCTGCTGTTGGTTGGGGTGCTCTTACTATCGGAGCTTTCAAACAATATGAGAATTTAGAAGAGGGTCTTGCTTGGTACGAAGATAGAGATGACTCTGGTGCAGTAGTAAGTTATCTTTATGAGTACCCAAGGAACGTACCAATGTTGGTAGGTAGGATGGTTGCACACCAGTACAGAGATGGTGCAGTACCCACTGATTTACTCAAAGCTTTTGGTGACAACTTTGGTACTCGTGCTTTAACAAGAGATTTTGGTGACGCATATGGTGCAGTGATGAAAGGTTTTCAGTTAGCTGCAGAAGCTCAAGATCAAGAAGTACTTAGTCTATCAGGACAATTTGCAGGTGAAATTTTTTCACAGTACGCATCTGGTCTTACGAGGAGGCTTGAACCAGTTAATCAAACACTTGCTATGCTTAGAGGTGAGGACTACGAGGTAGTAGATAAAAAACAAGGGGTTAAATTTGTTAATGATTCCTTGAGATACACTGATGAAATATTTGATTGGGTGCTTAGTGTTGCAGATGCTGAGGAAGCAAGAGAGTTATTAGGTAAAGGTGGCAAAGACAAAAAAGAAAAGGCTTTGTCAGACGAGCCTTTGCCTGTACCTATAGGAAAAATTGTAGGGTATCGAGAAGTTCAACCTTCCTCAACAATTGAAAAACTTTTTAACGATATTGGTAGACCTAACTGGAGTACAGGAATAAGAAACAAATCTCCTGAAGCTATCAATCATTACAATAAATATGTAAGACCTCAGATAGAAATGTTAGCTGATGTTGTTCTTTATAATAATGATTGGGATAGTATGTCTCTAACAGACAAACAAAACTCTGTTAAAGCTATCTTGAGGGTAGCTAATACAAATACTAAAAAAGCAATTAAACAATCTTTAGATCCTAACGAAAAGAAAACAAGTCTTATCTTCTCTATAAAAGGTGCAAGCTCAAAAGAAAGTTTGAGAAAAGCTTTGGAATATTTTGACGTTTCTGAAAAGAATTTGTTTGAGCTAGATGTAAATCAACTTTACATTCTTGAAGACATGGTAAAAAGATTTGAGAAAGATATTAGAGGAACAGGTAAAAGGTTAGGGATAGAATAAAAAAAACCCCCAGACTTAACTGAGGGTTTTAGTTTAAGAAGATTTATCTCTACTCTTTTTATATTCAAGCATAAGTTTTGAGTACTTGTATGCTTGGTTTACAATCTCTTCTGATCGTAGATACTTTCCAGATCCTAGCAAACCAGACAGTGCAGCACCTGCAAAGTAATCCCTACTTGGTATATCACCAGTAGGAATCTCTTCTTTTATGAACTCTTGAGCTTCTTGTTCAAGGGTTTTTTTATTATCTTTACTCATTTATGTTTTTCAACCCACCTCTTACGAAGACGGTTTAAGTACCAGATAGCTTTGTCTATATCTTCTAGACCGTTCTTTTGTTCACACCTCCACATATACTTAAGAACGTTAGCAGCGTGAGGGGCAATAGCACCTGACATATTTTCTGTCATAGCTTCAATGGCTTCAATACACTCCAACTTTGATTGGTTGTAATGTATTGGTTTATTTACTGGATCAATACTCAAACACTCTCCACACTCATCATTATCATCTAAAAGGTTACCACACTTTTCGCAGTACCACGAACTTAGCTTTCCCCACTGCATTACTATTCCTTATCAATAATAATTAATTCTGCTTCAGTGTAGGGTATGTGATAGAATGTTTCTCGCCTGTCAACTCTTGCAAAGGAAGGTTTCTTAATAACATCATCAGTCATCTGAACTCCTTTTACTTTCCAAGCTTTAGTATACTCACAGTTGAGAACATAGAAAAACAAGTTATCTATTTCGTCTTGATACTTTTTAACTAATCTTTGTTTTCTTCCTGGGATTCTAACTTCTTCCCATTGAGAAGGCCATCGACTATCTGGTAATAAAGTAAACCCTCTATTACTTAAGTAGTCTTCACCCCACTGTGCCTTACGTTCAACCTCGTGGTAATAAGTTTTACCATCCTTGATTGAAACAACATCAGCATTATAATCTTCTTCTGTTGATAGTATCTCATGCCCTTCTGATTTTAAATATTTTATAAGGGCTTGCTTTGAAGGTTCGTTGACCTCGTTATAAACATCTGCTCTAAATTTTCTTCTGTACATACTGCCTCCGTTTTAGCTCGCATAGTAGAAGTTGTTGCTCATAGTCAGACATTATAGGCCAATTCCTTATTTCGTCAATAGTTCTTTTACAAGCTAGGCATAAACCATCATCACCTATTTCACAGACTTTTTCACAGGGTGATGGAGTGCTCCCAAATCTAGGAGCAATCCCCCTGCGTACATGAGGTATGCTCATTCACACTTACGAAGTCCTGTTGTAGGATCAAAGTAACAAGCACCACCCTCATCTATGAAGTCTTGTGTCTCCTCAATGACATCTTCATCTACTATTTCTTCAGAGGAAGAGGAGCTAAGTATTCCCATACGTTTTCCTGACGCTCTAAAAGTTGTACATCCAGAAGCACCGCCATCGTAGGCATCCATGTAAATCTTTTTAAAGTCTTCCCAGGATACATCATCGCCAACGTTACAGGTTTTACTACAAGCAGAGTCAACAAACTTAGAAGCAACATTAAGAACTTTAACGTGGTCAAACACTGACAGTTCGTTAGCTGTTTTACCTTCTACTTTAAAGACACGATAGCCGTAGTCTTCTACTCTCTCAGTTCTTTCACCGTCAAACTCTTGAATCTTTCTGTCATAAAAAAGATTGTAAGGTGGTTCAATACCAGAAGAAACATTGTCTGCTGACAAACTTATAGTTCCTGTTGGAGCTACAGATAACAAGTGACTGTTACGAATACCAAAGTCACTTATTAAATCTCTTATGTTATCTGGTAACGTCTTTGCAAAATCAGAGTCAAGGTAGGCTTGAGTAAACAAAGGAAAAGCACCCTTTTCAATAGCAAGCTCAACAGAAGTTGTGTAAGCTACATCTCTTATAACACCCATAATTTCTTCTAAAGTCTGCAAGAATCTTTCACTGCCATAATGAAACCCTAAAGCTTCAATAGCGTTAGCCACACCAGTAACACCAAGACCCATACGCCTTTTGCTTTTAGCTTCTAGCTCTTGTTCTCTCAGTGGGTAGGTTGCCCTATCTACAACGTTGTCCATTGCTCTGACAACATGCGGAATGTCATTACGAAGTTGGTTCATGTTGAACACGTACTTACCCTCGTGATCAATGACGTACTTAACTAAGTTAAAAGATCCAAGAAGACATGCACCGTTTGGAGGTAAGGGTTGTTCACCACAAGGATTTGTAGCTGCTATTGTTTCGCAATAACGTAGATTGTTTTTGTTGTTGATCCTGTCAATAAAAAGAATACCAGGTTCAGCCCAATCCCAAGTACTTCTCATGATCTTATCCCAGAGAGCACGAGCATCGACTGTCTTACGTACCTCTCCGTTAAACACTAGATCAAAGTCAGTACCTTCCTTTACGGCTGTCATAAACTTGTCAGTAACACCAACACTAAGATTGAAATCTGTGAGGGCAGTCATGTTGTTCTTAGCTGTAACAAACTCTTCAATGTCAGGGTGATCAACACGTAACACACCCATCTGTGCTCCACGTCTGTGACCTGCTGAAGCAATTGTTTTACATACTGCATCAAAGATTCCCATGAAAGACATAGGACCAGATGATTTTGATTCCAAAGATTTTATCATTGCACCACGAGGACGTAGGGTAGAGAAGTCGTATCCGATACCACCACCTAGTCTCATTGTTTCCGCTGCACGTCTTGCGGCATCCATGATACCGTCCATGCTGTCTTCAATAGTTGTAGACACAAAACAGTTGTAAGGGGTCACACGTCTTGGTGCTCCCATAGCAGACTGCACCCTACCTGCAGGAAGGAAGCGTTGATTGTATAATATTGTTCTGAAGTTGTTGAAGTGACTTTCATTATCTTTAAGTGCTTCTGCCACACGGGTCATAGCATCTTTAAATGTTTCACCCTGTCCTCTATACTTCTCCTCGTGAATCCATTTTGAAACTTCTAGTGTTGGTCCATAGTCCTGTTCTACATTTGGTATGTTCATCTGTAATCTCCCGATCCTTTTATTGTTCCACGTTTCTCTCTACTGTCTAGCTTCTTCATGTTTTCTTTTACTACGTCATCAAGCTTTATATCTAAATGATTTAGTAAGCCTATAAAATAAAAAAACATATCCCCTGCTTCCAGTGTGACACCCTGTTTGTCTAGGGGTGTGTCATCTCTCTTATGTTTCTTTAGCTTCTCAAAGAACTCTCCTGTCTCTCCTATCAAACCCATAGTATTCTCTAAGAATCTTTTGTCACCAGAGGTAATCATTTTATTTTCTACCCACTCAGAGTAGTCCTCTAGATTGACTGGTTTGTTTTCCTCGAAAGCTTCAAAGTAACCCATGTCTTCTAAGTCTTGGTGTGTTAACATCATTTCTCCTTTGCATCTATTTCTATAATTTTAACATCATCTAAATCATATATGGTGTCCTGAATCCTTTCTTCAAGACTCCTCTTTATACTATCCGAAGCAATGAAGTTTGCTTCAGGATCTACATCTAATAGCATTGTCAATTCAAACAACACGAGAACCTCCAAGTTATACAAGGTAAATTTATTACGTCAATCTATTCTTTTGTCCAATTGTCAGGAATAGATTTGTCTGCGTATCGAAAGCCGTACTTCTTGCACCAGTCTCCGTAAGAAGACTTAGCACCTTTGTAAAGCTTGGCTCTACTATTCTGAAAAACAAAACGAATATCTAACTCAGGAAATTGTTTTGATATCTCTTTATGTTTACGTCTATCATTAGCAACAAAGCGTCCTTTTGTTTCAATGATAATACCGTTGGATAAAACAAAGTCAGGTGTGTAAGTTCTAAGCTTTATATCAACCCACTTAATTTTATTCTTTTCGTATTCAAAGTCTATGTCTTTTGAACGTAGTTCTCTAGCAACATCATCCTCAAAACCTGAGCGATACCCTGCTTTTATTGCTGATGCTCTGTACTTATTTTTGGTCATGGTAGGTAAAGTCTTCTGGAACATTGGGAGGCTTAACAACGTCAACCAAAAGTACGTCACCTGTCTTGTAAACAAAACGTCTTGTTTCAGGCCAACACTTCTTATTAAACTCACACCAACCACAAGAGGGATGAAGTTTTTTATTAGGACTTGTAGCTGACTGAGGTACTGGTTCGTATCCTTTATCAGGAATAATGCCTGATACCATCGTCTTTGCTTGCTCTATTTCTTTTTCTTTTTGTTCTATCTCTTCAGAGAAGTTATACACATCTAAGCATATGCCACCCCCTACTTTATCAACAACAAGAAAAGCTCCGTGTGTTTTGTTTGTTACCAGTGGATCAGTCTTAGCAGCATACACGTAAGAACTAAGCTGACTAATGTAACCAAAAGGATCTTGATCCCTCAAGCTACCCTCAGCAAATTTCTTGAACGAGTAAGGGGAAGCAGACTTAACATCCACTGTCATACCATCAATAACAGCATCCCTGTGACCTGCTAAGTCATTGATGAATAAACGATCCTGTTGTCCTTCAACACGGTGACCAGACGCTTCAACGATAGAGAGAACCAACTCCTCAATCATATCGCCATAAAAGAACTTAAGTAAATCTGATGGAGAAACAGGCTTACTAGCTGCAGGTTCGTTTATCTTATACCAAAGTTTTCTTTTGCAAGGACTACCAATAGAAGAGAACGACAAATATCTTCTTGGTTTTTGTGGTGCTCTAAATCTTGAGGTAGCTGCCTTAGCTATCTTATCACCCATCCTAAGACTTATTATATGATCCCATCCATTTAATCCCTGGATGGTTTCCTCCATGTCTTTTACGAGTGTGTTAATACTTTTCATGGTCTTACCTTTTTATTTTTTAAAACCCCCACCCAAAACAAGGGTGAGGGAAAGCTTCTAGGGAGAAAGGACTTAGAAAAACCTAGAAGGGTATTGAGTCCTGTGGCTCTTGGGAGGAAGCGGAAGACTTAGAACCGCCAGAACTCTTTGAATGATCCTGAAACATTTGACGTGGTTGGGAGACACCACCTTCTGATTCATAGATCACATGATCTAGGACTTGAAGTCCAACTAATCGTGTACCTGTTCCCATCTTTGTGGGGTACACTTCAACTTTAACAATACCTTTGCTGCCATTACCGATAAGACCTTTGTCTTGAAGATCCCAAGACTTACCAGTTACATCAGCTACGATAGGTTCTCCACCCATCCAGTCTTGTATGCCAGTATGAGGACGTGACACAGTGATCTTGTGACCACCTTCTACCTCTTCAATTTTCTTTTTACATCCTGCGTCAACAAGAGACTTAGCAGTTTTCTTGTCAGTAATTACTGTAACTTTGTACTCACCGTTAGTCTCTACGTTCCATTCATTTTGATCACGATTAGACTCAAATACTTTTGCCCACTCGATTGTTCCTTTGATATCCATTTGTGTTGATGGCATATTGCCCTCCTTTTTTTTAAAAGATTAATACTGTAATACATAGTCTTTGGTTTATGGGTTGTCAATGGGTCTCAGCCCAATTTTTTCCTATATCATATGATCCTGGCGTAGGTATTTTAAATCCTAACTCCTGACCAGTTTCTAACATGCAGTCTGCTTGTATCTGTCCTAGTGCTCTAGCTTCCTCCTCTGTTCCTGTTACCTCTACTTGGTACTCATCATGGATGAACCCAACCATCTTAAACTTTATCCCTTCCTGTCTAGCTTTGTCGTGCCACTTGAGTAGACTGTGCTTCATCAAACAGGCTTCACCATTTTGTAGAATACCTGCC